CTTCCTAACTATAGTTGAACATTGTGGTAGACCTATCAAGATTGAAAATGTATTAAATGACGACTTGGCGAAGCATTTAGAGAGGCGAGCAGGTTATACTTGCAAAAGAGGCAGCCCAGTAGATTTGCCCAGTTTTTATTGGGGATAAACGCCGCTTTACTTTACGCGCGAAACGCGATAGGCTCTTTTCGCCCGATGGTCGGGTGAGTGCTCGTTATGTCTCCAGGGGAGGTTGATTATTTGGCAGTAATCAACCTCCCGTTACCCTAGGAGTATATCAGTCAGGAGAAAGGAATGTCAGATACTATCAATAAAATAATTCAACTCGCAGAAGAAATATCAGAAATTGATAGACAAATAGAACAATTAAAAGTTGCTCTCAAAATCAAAGAAGATCAGTTCAAACAAATCTCTTCTAATGAACTTCCAATATTAATGTCACAGATCGGCTTGAGTCGATTTGCATTAGACAATGGTTTAACTATTGCAGTAAAGCCTGTTCTTGTAGTGAATGTTCCTAAAGATGGTATTGAACAAGTCGATACTTGGCTAACTAAGCACGGCCATGGAGGTATGGTAAAAACAAATATTGATGTTTCTCTACCAAAAACATCAGATAAACTACCAGACATTAAACAGGCTCTAGATAATCTCAAAATAGACTATAGTATTAAGAAAACTATACACTACCAAACGCTCAATGCTTGGGCAAGAGAAATGGAGGGACAAAACATGGTCATACCCGAGGATCTGTTCTCAGTATATCGTAATAACATCACTATAATTGAAAGGTCATAACATGGCAAAGCGCGTGTATAGGCAAGATGCAGCTGACAGTCTGCCAGCAACTCTTACTGCTGAAGAAGAGCAACTCGCAAAACTCGCTCAAAAGAATACTGTATTTGAACGCAGTGAACTCATTGTTCCTAGACTAAAGATACTACAACCTCTCAATCCTGAGGTTCAAGAGGACGGTAATCAATATATTTCTGGCGCGAAACCAGGAATGTTCTACAATACTTCATCTGGCAAGCTTACTCCAGGCCAGGAGGGTATGATAGTTTGCGTTGTAGGACATCAGAAACAAACTATTGAATGGGTGCCGCGAGATGCTGGTGGTGGTCTAGTAAAGATTTGGGGATCAGATGAAGGTTGGAAGGCACTATGTGAACCTCAGCAGCGAGATGCATTCAATCCAGTAACAAAGGAAGGTCATACAATAGATAAACAAAGATCATTCCTAATACTCGACATCAATACTAAGACTGGAGAGACTGATCCCAGTTTCTTCAATTTTAGAAGCACAGCTAATCGCGTTGCTAATCTCTTGTCTACTATGCTTACACAGACAAGATATAGGATGGGTAACGGACAGGTCATTACTCCGCCATTCTATTTCTTCACCTACAAAATTACTTTGGATAAGCTTACCAATACAAAAGGAACTTGGTGGGCACCCAAAATTGTAAAGAATGTAGATGATAAGAACATGCATATCAGAACTCAATCATTGATCAATGGAGATGAAATCTTTAAGCAAGCCATCCTTCTACAAGAACATTTCTTGGAAGGTGGAATTCAACAGAGTGATTGGGAACAGCCTCAAGATGATCTTGGTGGTGATCGCGTCCCAGCATTCTAAATAGATTGGGGTTCTGAGGAACACTCCACATGACGGGCGCACATGGCGACATGGTCATTCTCTCTCACTATACTTGGCCCCATGCTCGGCAGCTTGACAAGTATAGTCTGAGCAAACCGCCTCAGGTAAAATGGTAACGGCAAGAATGACCGCGCCCACTTAATATAGGAGCAAAACAGATGAGTACACCAGCCAACTATACAGAAGTTGCAAGGGAAATACTGGAAAGATTGGATAGATTGGAACCAGTAATAATGAAGATGTCTCGTCAAGTAGACACTATGTATAGAGAAGATGACTATCCAGATAATGTAACTCAAGATAATGAGGATATGTCCATGGAAGAACGCATCATTAAGTATGGACAAAGAGTGCCATATAATCTGATTGATGATCCCGTAGAAGTTATGAAGTTCAGAGAGTTTCTTTATGAGGCCAAAAAGAGAGGCAGCACATTAAAGCAACTTGAAAGAGACATGATTGACATTGCTGACAAAAACTTTGATGACATTCGTTTGTCTAGTAAACATCTCAATATCCTCAAAACAATTCATGAAAGAATTATGAATAGGCCATGGCCATATAAATATAGGCAAGGCTACATGTATAAGCTGGAAGGCTATCAGCCTGAATGGGTGTTCTTTGGAGATGATGGAAAGGAAATACCATGATCATAATTGGAGCGGGTTTATCGGGTCTACTGGCCGCCAGGAGTTTCCATAATGCTACCATTATAGAGAAACAATCTGAACTACCCAATAATCATAGTGCATTGTTGAGGTTTAGATCATCCATAGTTGGCGATACTTTAGGCATTCCTTTTAAGAAAGTCAATGTCTATAAAGGAGTTTTGCTTGAAGATGGAAAGACAATTACAAATACTCCAACCATCCGAGAGTATAATGCTTATTCTATCAAATCGACTGGACATGCTCTTGAACGATCTATCATCAATACTATCAATGCAGAGCGTTTCATTGCACCGGATCGGCTTACAGCAATGCTTTCAGATCGAACTAGTATCAAATTCAGCACAGATGCTAAAGATTACTTACATGGGGTTAGCCACTCACCAGTAATATCAACAATACCCATGCCAGCATTAATGAAGATGCTAAACTATCCTAATATCCCTAACTTTACTACGCAAGAGATATGGACTATCAATTGTGACCTATTATTCACCAATGTATACCAAACGCTATATGTGCCATATAAAGATGATGAACCATATCGCGTCAGTATTACCGGAAGCAAAATGACATTAGAATTTGCTATACAACCATCTGTAGGATCAGAAACAGATTACATTGAGCAATACACATCTATTATATTTGGTTGCGATATAAAATATATCAATATTTTCAGGAAGCGCCAGGAGTATGGCAAAATCGTTCCTATAGATGAGGATCAAAGACAATCGTTTATATTATGGGCTACAGATCAATTCGGTATCTATTCACTCGGACGATTTGCAACTTGGAGAAACATTCTACTCGATGACGTAATGAAAGACATAGGTATCATCAGTAAGTTTATACACCAACGTAATGACTACACAAGAGCAATGCACTATACCAAAGGAGAGTAACATGAAAGAAACAATAGCCTTCACCATTAAATTCAAATGCCCCTCCAACGCAACAATAGGAGATTGTATTGAATACATAAAAACTGCTCTTATTGCTGAATGTGGTTCGCGTAATCCAGACACAGACCCTATGTTCTACTTTGATCGTGATAGCCTCACAGTAACAAAAAACAAAGGAGAGTAACATGAAAGTAACTCTACTGTATGCAACACCAGATGCCATTGAGCTTTTAATCTTTACAAAGAATACTAGACTCAATATGGCTCCTGCTGGGTTTGGTGAAATCAAATCTTGGTCTCATCAAAAGAAAATGGAAGAATTGAAGTATATGTCAACTACCATACCGAGCAGTTGGGAAATGGTGGACATCATGTTCTGTATTGAGGGGGTATCAAGAGCATTTACTCATCAGCTTGTTAGAACAAGAACAGCATCCTTTGCTCAACAGGCTATGCGTATAGTTGATATGACAGGGTTTGATTATCATGTCGGGCCTTCTGTTGAAGGTCTGGCTCTCGACTTGTATAGATCGCAAATGACAGAACTCAGTAAGACCTATGCTGATCTCATAGCATTAGGTGCCAAGCCGGAAGATGCTCGTGGAGTATTGCCTACTGATATTCTCACTAATATTTGTATGAAGATCAACTTGCGTAACTTCTCTGATTTAGTCAAGAAACGTATGACTCCAAGGGTTCAAGATGAATACGCTCAAGTATTAAAAGGTATGGTTGAAGAGGTCTTGAAAGTATGGCCTTGGTCGCTTATGTTTATAATGCCGAGGAATAGTGAAGCTCATAAGGAACTAGGCTACTACCTTAATCAACAGCTAAACAAAGAGGTCAAAGAGACAGGTAAGTCACAAAACGAAACTGAAGCATGGAAAGCAATGAAGTATCTTGACATACTACGACAGGAGTGAAATATGCTGACAATATGGATATTCTTGATGGTCCTCTTAATCATGGTGGTGTTCCACCGCCCGTATTACTGAAGGAGGACTTATAATGTTAAAAGGTCCAATAACAGTTCCAGGAATGCTAATGGAAGCGGCCGAACTATATAAATCAAAGAATGCCCTTTATGGAGACAGTTACAAGAAAACAGGAATGTTACTTGAGATATTATTTCCTGAAGGAATATCACTCAGAACTGCAGATGACTTCAATAGGTTTTCAGTGTTAACATTACTTCTAGGCAAGATCACTCGTTACAGTAATCATTATTATAATACTGATGTAGAAGATACCTTGACTGATCTATCGGTCTATGCTATGATGCTTCATGAACTCGATAATGAATACATT